ATGTTAAAGCACCAGACAACTTCAGACAAATTTTGGAAGAACTGGACAAACTTGCAGAACATAAGTCAAAAAAAGACGATAGAGTTCTACAATAACTGGTTACTTACAGCACGAGACAAACAATTAACACCCACAGGCGATTGGAATGTATGGCTTATACTTGCTGGTAGGGGTTGGGGTAAAACAAGGACTGGTGCATCTGATATTGTCTTATATGCATTAAGAAATCCTGATTCTATGTGTGCGGTGATTGCTCCGACCAGTGGTGATCTTAGAAGAGTATGCTTTGAAGGTGTATCAGGGATTGTAAAACAAATACCACCACAATGTTACGCTGATGGTACACCGAAATCATATAACAGAACCACAAGTGAGATCACATTATACAATGGAGCAAAGATTATGGGATTTAGTGCCAGTGAACCAGATAGACTAAGAGGTAGTCAATATCACAGGGCATGGTGTGACGAGTTAGCCGCTTGGCGATATCCAGATGCATATGATCAACTGTTATTTGGTTTAAGGCTTGGTGAAAACCCACAAGTGGTAATTACAACAACACCAAGACCAACATCTTTAGTTAGAAAGCTATATGAACGAAAAAACAAAGATGTTATAGTGACACAGGGTAACACATTTGAGAATCAAAACAATTTAGCAGACTCAGCACTAGAACAATTTAAGGATTTATACGAAGGCACACGATTAGGCAGACAAGAACTTTATGCAGAAATATTAGAAGATGTAGAAGGTGCATTGTGGTCACATTTCCAACTAGAAAAAATCAGGGTCAAAAAAGAAGATATACCAGAGATGCGAAGGATTGTAATAGCTATTGATCCAGCGGTAACAAAGAATGCTACATCTGATGAGACTGGAATTATAGTGGCTGGTATAGGAGAAAACGATAAATACTTTATTTTGTCAGATAAAAGTGGTAAGTTTACACCTGATGGTTGGGGAAGACTAGCCATAGAGGAATATTATCGCTATAATGCAAATTTGATTGTAGCTGAAACAAATAATGGTGGTGACTTAGTGGAACGATTACTTAGGACGATAGATAGAAACATTCCATACAAATCAGTCACTGCAACGAGAGGGAAAATGTTAAGAGCAGAACCCATATCTGCTTTGTATGAACAAGATAGAGTGTGTCATGCAGATATTTTTCCACAACTAGAAGACCAGATGTGTTCTTTTAACGGAGAGTCTAGCAAATCTCCAGATAGATTGGATGCCTTAGTGTGGGCATTAACAGAACTAAGCCAATCCACAAGGAAGGCACTTTGGAGAATAAGTTAATGAGTATATTTGATGATATAAAAAAGATATTTAGCAAAACACAAACTCAAATAAGAAAGAAACAAGCACCAGTTACAGTATATAACAATGTTGGTTATTCAACACCGAAAAGAGATTCATATATAGATTATGCACAAGAAGGCTATCAAGAAAATGCTGTAGTGTATAAATGCATCAACGAAATATCAAATGGTGCATCAAGCGTACAATTAAAAGTTTTTGACGAAGATATAGAACTAGATAATCATCCCCTAATTAATTTACTAAAAAGACCAAATCCATTACAGGCTGGTAACGAATTTTTCCAATGTTTATATAGTTTTTTACTGCTATCAGGCAACAGCTATGTGCTTAGAACTGGTGCTGACAACCAACCACCAAAAGAACTTCATCTTCTAAGACCTGACAGAGTAAAGATAGAACCAAGTAATACCACGATACCCAAAAGCTATCTTTATGAACTGTCAGGCAAAGTTGTTAATACATACCCTGTTGATCCAGAAACTGGACGTAGTGAGGTAAAACATTTTAAGTTGTTCAATCCTACAGATGATTACTATGGACTGTCACCAATAAGAGCATCATCAGTTGACATAGATCAACATAACTATTCTGCAAAACACAATGTAAATCTTTTGATGAATGGTGCAAGACCAAGTGGTGCAATTGTATTCAAACCAAAAGATGAAGTAGGTCAGTCTGTTCAGTTAACAGAGTCTCAAAGACAACAACTTATATCAGACCTAGAACTAAGATTCCAAGGCACAGACAACAGTGGTAGAGCCATGTTATTAGAAGGTGATTTTGACTGGAAAGAAATGGGTCTGTCTCCCAAAGACATGGATTTTCTACAATTAAAGAACATGAGTGCCAGAGACATAGCAATGTGTTTTGGTGTACCAAGTCAATTGGTTGGGATACCTGATGCACAAACATATTCCAATGTGCAAGAAGCAAGACTAGCATTGTATGAAGAAACAATTATACCTTTGATCAAAAGAGTAGAGTCTGATCTTAACGAGTATCTAGCACCAGCATATGGAGAAAGACTGAGAATACAATATGATATTGATTCTATTCCAGCAATGGCAGAAAGAAGACGAAGAATATATGAGAATGTTACTGGTGCAGTAAGAGAAGGCATTATATCAAGAAACGAAGCTAGAGACAGATTAGGTTTAGAACCTATCACTGGTGGTGATGAAGTTTATATATCTGCAAATCTCTTTCCATTAGGTGAACCAGAGAACAGCGATTTAGAAGATAGAACACCAGACCCTGACAAAGAAGCGGAAATTGCCTATGATATGAAGAGACAAATACGAAAAGATGTCTTTACAACAGAGGAAGAAGCAGAAGAAAGAGCAGAGGAAATAGGTTGTTCAGGTACACACTCACATGACACTGATAATGGAACTGTGTTTATGCCATGTTCTAGTCATGCTGATTATGAAAGATTTACTGGTGAAGAACTAAAGTATCACACTGCTGATCCTGAATATGTTGTACAACAAGACCCACGAATGGGAGAAGGTGAAGATATATTTGAATCAGTATCAGAAGCAAGTGACAGAGCAGAAGAGTTGGGATGTGAAGGCACACACACACTTAGAACACCAGATGGTAACATCTATATGCCATGTAGATCACACTCCATTTATTTAAGAGTTACTGGTCAAGATAAATCTATTGAGGACATAGATACAACACCAACAGATAGTATGGTCACAGAAGCAAGAAGAGGTCTTGAGTGGAGAAAAGAATTCAACAGGGGTGGTACTGCTGTAGGTGTGGCTAGAGCAAATCAGATAGTACGAAAAGAAAAGTTGTCACCACGAACAGTATTAAGAATGCATAGTTTCTTTGCAAGACACGAAGTAGATAAACAAGCAGAAGGATTCAAAAGAGGAGAAGATGGATACCCAAGTGCTGGTAGAATAGCATGGGCATTGTGGGGTGGAGACGCTGGTCAAACATGGGCATCTAAAAAAAGAGATCAAATCAAAAAGGAAATAGAAAAAGCCTGTTGTATGGAATGTGAAGAAAAGCAAGAAGTTTCTGGAAAGATCAAAAAGACATTAGAAGGCAAAATAAAAGAACACAACGATAAGCATGGTGATAAAAAAGGCAAAAGAGTGACACTTAGAATGCTTAGTGCTGTATTCAGAAGGGGAGTAGGTGCATACAGAACAAACCCAGAATCAGTAAGAAGAAATGTTGTAGGCTCTGATCAGTGGGCAATTGCCCGCGTTAATGCCTTCCTTTTTGCAGTCAGAACTGGCAGATTTAGAAGTGGACAATTTGACAGAGATTTATTACCAAGAGATCATCCATTATACAGACCAAAAGGCAAAGAGTAGTTGCGACACAAACTCAAAACAAAGCAGATTGTCCAGATTGGTGGCAAGAGAATTAATGTTGGTAAAGAGTTTACTGAACAAAATAGACTAAGAAAATCCTACGAAAGAAAACTTAGAAAACAAGTTCAGGGATATTTTAAACAAATATTCAATGATGTAGCTGACTTATACGAACAAGACTTGCCATTTACATCAGTTCTAACACGAGATACTAGATTACAATCAATATTACAAAGTCATTATAGACAAGTAATCAATGCATTTGGCGAAAGACAGCTAAGAAATTTACAAAAACAAGACACACAATTTGAACAAATCTATGAAGATTATGTTAGATCAGTGGGTGCAGAAAGAGTAGTTGGGATCAAAAGAGCAACGAGAGGTATAATTCAAAGAGTCATAAATGCCAATAAAGACGAAGGGGTAGCGGTTATTGCACGAGAGATAAGACAAAAAGGACAACCTTTTGACTCACTTAATAGATACAGAAGTGCTACCATAGCAAGAACAGAAACTCATAACGCCGCCTCATTTGCAAATGACAGGGTCGCTAGAAGTCTTAACATACCAGATATGCAAAAGAGGTGGACTGCTACAAATGACCCACGAACTAGAGCAACTCATGTTCAAGCAAGTGGGCAAACAGTGCCAATGGATGAGGATTTTACAGTAGGTGGGAGAGCAATGGGATATGCTGGTGATCCAAGAGGTGGAGCAAGTAATGTGATCAACTGTAGGTGTGTAATTGTTTATGTTTCACCAGAAGATGTGGTAACAGATGACACAACAATAACTCCTAAACCAAGACAAGCTAGAACAACAAGCAGTGATGTTCCAGAGCAACGATTGATGGGTTTTGG